GTTTCGGTGTTTGACGTGGAGGCCCGGCGCCAGGTTTATCTTGACCGCTTTGGGCGTGTGGACTACCCCGTCCTGCAAGCCCGGCTTGATGCACTGTGTAAGCGGTTCAAGCTTGAGCGGATGCGCGTTGAAATCAACGGCATTGGACGCCCGGTATTTGACCACCTTGCCGCGGCTGGCTTGCCCGTTGAGGCGTTTACCACCACGAACTCAACAAAGGGCGCGATTATCCAGCGGCTTATCAGCGCGCTTGAGCATGGGGAATTGTCCATACTCGATGACGACACCCAAACCGGTGAGTTATTGAGTTTCGAGGCCAAACAAACCGCCAGCGGTGCAATCTCATACAGCGCACCGAGCGGCCTGCATGATGATACCGTCATGGCATTGGCTATGGCGTGGGATATGCTATCAAGCGGGCTGGTAACCGTTATCGACCCGTTTGCTGATTGGTAGGAGGTAACACTATGGGATTTTTAGATTGGTCACGCGATAAAATGATTAGCTGGCTCTTCCCCGAATTACGACCGGGGCGAGATGCTCAAAAAGTTGAGCTGGCCCGCGCGTATCGCACAGGTGCGCAGCGGCCACAAATCAAAATCAAACCAATGCAGGCAGATGATAACGTCATTATCAACCTTTGCGGCCTGATTGCAGACCGGTCGGTATCGGCTCTGTTTGGCAAAGGTTTCGAGATTAACTACCCCGGCGAGGGTGACGAAAGCGCGCTGGGCGTGTACCTCGAAACGCAGCTTGACGCTAGCAATCAAGAGGTGCTGTTCCACCGCCTCGGTTTGTACGGGGTAGAGGGTGGGACGTGTTACATCAAGTTTGTGCCAGACGCTGATTACATCCGCCTGATTGCGATTGACCCGGCATGGGTGACGCTGGAGACCGACCCGGAAGACTTCGAGCGCGTGACCGTGTATGTAATCGCCTATAAAGTCGGTACGGGTGACGGCGAAATCGCACGCAAGCAGATCATCAAAATCAACCCAGACACAGGCGGCTGGATAATCCAGGACTGGCAAGCGGACATGAACAGCCACGGGAAATTCTACCTCGTGCGCCAGGTAGATTGGCAGTTTGACTTTGCTCCGATCCTGTACTGGCAAAACCTACCCAGCAATGAGGTTTACGGGCAAGCGGACTTGACGCCGGATGTAATCCAGTTGCAAGACCGGATAAACTTCCTTGCCAGTAACATCAATCGCATCATCCGCTACCACGCCCACCCGATGCGTTACATGACCGGCGGCGCAAACGCTGATAAGCTGACGCTAGGCCCGGATGAAATCTTGCGTCTGGGTACGGGTGACACGTTGCAGCAGCTTGAAATGCAATCCGACCTTGCCGGATCGTTGCGCTTTTTGGAATTGCTACGGCAATCCATCATGGATACCACCCGCACGGTGGACATCTCCAGTATGACCGACAGAGTTGGCGCGCTGACAAATTTCGGCCTGCGTGTACTTTGGCGGGATGCGCTCTCTAAAATTGAGACCAAGCGCGAGTTATACGGCGATGCGATTATAGAGATGCTACGCCGCCTGCTGATTATCGGCGGTATCAACGAGACCACCGCGACCGCTTACGTATCCGGTATATCTATCGTGTGGCCTGACGTGTTGGACGCTGACGAGCGCGAACAAGTTGCCGCGCTGAAAACAGACGTTGAACTGGGTATCCTGTCAAAACAGACCGCCGCGCAGTTACGCGGCTATGATTGGCAGGTTGAAACCGAGCGGCTTCAGGAAGAGGCCGCCGCTAGCGATAATGTCGGAGCTGCAATACTGCGAGCATTCCGGCAAGGCCAATAGGCTCAAATAATGCCACACCCAAACGCTGCTACCGTGCTAGGATATTCCGCTCAATTCATGGCCGCGCTTGACCGCCAGGATACCGCCGCCATGAATAGGCTTGTCCGGGCATACAACGAGTCTTACAAGCGCATTGAAGCAGACCTAAACCGGCTGATAATCGCCCTCGGAGACAAGACGCCCTCACGCGGGCAGCTTGTGCGCATGTCTCAATATCAATCCATGCTTGAGCAGATCACCCGCGAACTGCGAGACCTCGAAGGGTTGACACGCGTCATCACTGGCGAGGTCGCCACGAATGCTATCGGGCTGGGTAACGCAAACGCCGCCCGCCTGATTGCAGCAACCCTGACGGGCGAGACCGAGATTTACACCCGGTTTATGAAAATCCCAAACGCTGCTATCCGGCAGATGCTGGGTTTTTTAGACCCGACCGGGCCGCTGTTTGCGGCCATTGCAAAGATGTCGCCGTACTACGTCACCGCTATATCAGACGCCCTAATAGACGGGATTATCCGAGGTATCGGGCCGCGCCAAACTGCCGCCCTGTTAGTGCGTGATTTTGGCATGGTACTGACTGACGCCTTACGCACCGTGCGCACGGCTCAAATCTGGTCATACCGCGAAGCCTCGCGCGCAAACTACAATGCCAATGCAGACGTGGTACAGGGCTGGGTCTGGTTTGCGGAGCTTGACCGGGATGTCTGCATGTCATGCGCCGTCATGCACGGGACGGTACACCCATTAAGCGAACCGCTGGAAGATCACTACAATGGCCGCTGTGACGCTTTGCCGCTCACGCCGCTTGGCAACCCCGTGACACAATCCGGCGAGGACTGGTTTAGCCAGTTACCCGAAAGCCGGCAGCGCGCCATGATGGGGCCGGGCAAATACGAGGCTTATCAGGCCGGGCAGTTTGAATTCAGCGCGCTATCCAAGCAGGTTGATAACGACGTTTACGGCTCCATGCGTGTTGAAGCACCGCTGAAAGACCTGGTACCGTAAATTAGCACTTTACAGAATAACATTAATCTTGTTTTAATCTTCGCAACGTGCTACACTGTACTGTATAACGTCTAATGTTATAGAAACGGAGTATAAAATGCCTGATGATAATCAGCCGGGCGTGACGCCCGAACAATCCGCACCAGTGACAGGTGCGACCAACGCGGCAACGGGTTCGACCGGCGAGACGCCGGAAGAATTACGCGCCCGTATTGAGGAAATGGCAAAAGCCCTGAAAGCCGCAAACAAAGAGGCCGAAACCCGCCGGAAACGGCTGGACGAATTAGAGGCCGCTGAGGAACAGCGCAAACAGGCCGCCATGACCGAAACCGAAAAGTTGAAACTTGAAGCCCAGAAAGCGCAGCAGCGTGCCGAGCAGGCAGAGGCAAACGCCCGCAAAATCGCAATGGATGCGGAAATCCGCGCCCATGCCGCCGCCGCTGGTTTCATCGACCCGACCGAGGCCCTAAAACTCGCTGACCTGTCCAAAGTTGAGATAACCGACGACGGGGAAGTCAAGGGGGCGCGGGAAGCGGTTGAAGCTCTCGCGAAAGCCAAACCGCATCTTATCAGGCGTACCGCCGCTGGATTTGGGGCAACCAATCCGGGCAACGCCGCCGGGCAGGGTGAGACCGACCTCGAACGCGCTCACCGCTTGCTGGGGTAACAATACCACGGAGGTATAACCATGACCCAGATCAATACCTGGAGTGACATCAGCGCCATCGCCAACGCGGTGCAGACCGATGCTTACTTCATCGTTCGCAAGGCTGCGCTCATGCCAACCCTTGTCACTGTCTTTAATGACATGACGGGCGGCAATCTGCGCAAGTCCTATAAGTACAATTCCACCACGGCGGTCGCCGTTGGCGAAAGTGATGACCTCGCGTCTGCTGCTTTCACCCCGTCCGCTGACCAAACCTTGACCCCCGCCGAAATCGGTCGCCAATTCTTCATCACCGACCTGCGCCGGGATTCGGAAGCGCCCGAAAACATCCTGACCGATGCGGCCCGCGAGCTTGGTTTCGCCGCCGTCGACAAGATTGAAAACGACCTTATCGGCGATATGGCTTCTCTGACGGGCGGCACGATTGGCGCGGCTGGCACTGTCATCACCTGGGGTTACGTCGCCGCGGCTATTGCCGTTGCGCGTGGTGCCAGCAAATCCGACACTGTCCCGCTGGCCTGTGTCATTCACGGCTATCAGGCCGCTGTGCTGGCTAAAGCTGCAAGCATCGCTGGCGCGTCCGTTGTGAATGCCCCGGCTACCCAGAACGAAGTGACTGCCTTTGGCTTGCGCCAGGCCTTCACTTTCATGGGCGTTCCCGTGTATCAGTCCTGGGGTTCGGTCGATGCAAACACCGACTTCACCGGCGGTGTGTTCCCCCGTAACGCCCTTGCGCTGGATTGGCGGCGCCCTATCCGGGTTGAAGCCGAACGCGACACTTCCCGCCGCGGCCTGGAACTGAATATGTCCGCCGTGTACGCTCATGGCGTCTGGCGGCCCGAATTGGGCGTCAAGATGATCTTTGACGCCGCGACCCCGACCAGCTAGGAGGTAGCACAATGTCTACTGGCGAAATTCATGTCGTGACCATCCCCATCGTTGACCCCGGCGCCGATGACAAGCAGCTGCTTGTCCTGAAAGCCCCGGCTGATGCAACGGGCGGCGGTATCACCCTCGTTGATGCATACGCCTACAACGGCGCGGCCACCGGCGCGGGGACTACTTTTACCTACCAGCTGCTGAAATACAGCAATGCCGGAACGCCGGCTGTCAACGGCACAATCTCCGATGTCCTGGGCGGCACCGCTGCCCCGTGGGCGGCTGGCGTGCCTAAAGAGTTTACGCTGGATACCAGCTATACCTTCATCGATGCGGGCGAGTGGATTGTTGTTGACTACCAAGAGGTGACCAATGGTAATCCGACCAACTCCGCGGTTGTCCTGCATTACGTGATGGGCAAGTAACACAACCCGACAAAGCGCAACGTTTGCGCCGCACTAGGCTTCTAGAGCCAAAAAGGTTCCCCTCCAACCCTGTGCGGCGCAGTCGGAGGGCAACAGCCGCGGGAAGGACGGCACCACATGAAAATACACTGGCTTTCTAATGCCCCCTGGGCGCAAACCGGATACGGCAATCAGACCAACCTATTCGCCACCCGGCTCGCTGCCATGGGGCATGAAATTTCTATCACCGGCTTTTGGGGCGTAGCTGGGGCGATTTTGCACTGGAATGGCATTCCATGCTACCCGGTGGGCAATCACCCCTACGGTCAAGATATCGCCAATCCAAACGCACGGCACGCAAAAGCCGATATCCTCATCAGCCTCATGGACGCCTGGGTTTGTCAGGCTGACAATCTGCAACTGCACGGCCTGCCATGGGTTCCCTGGTTCCCGGTTGACAGCCACCCGCTTGAGCGCATGATTGCCGAGCAGGTATCTAAAGCCTACGCCCGTATCGTTTTCAGCAAACACGGCGAAAAGATGGTACACGAAGCCGGGCTGGATTGCTACTACGTCCCGCATGGGGTTGACATAAAAGCATTTTACCCCGTCCCTATGGCAGAAGCCCGGGAAGCGTCCGGCCTGCCGGGTGATAAATTCATCGTCGGCATGGTCGCAGCTAACAAAGGCAACCCCAGCCGCAAAGGTTTTCAACAGCATATTGAAGCCTTTGCTGCCTTCCACCGCCGCCATCCTGACAGTCTGCTGTACCTGCATTGTGTCAAGGGCGAGTTTGGCGAGGGCATATATTTGCCAGGTCTTTTGCAATTTCACGGGCTGGAAATCGGCAAGGACATTTTGTTTGCAGATCAATACCGCATGGCCGTTGGTGGTTACACCGCCGCCGACATGAATAATCTTTACAACAGTTTTGACGTCAAAATGCTGGCCAGTCTTGGCGAGGGTTTTGGTATCCCGCTGGTCGAAGCGCAAGCCGCTGGTTGTCCCGTGATTACGGGAGCCTGGACTGCGTGTGATGAGTTGTGTTTCAGCGGCTGGAAGATTGAAATGTCCGAGGCCGTGCCAGTGTGGAACCCGCACGAGGTATATCAGTTTATGCCGCTCGCGGGCGCAATCGTTGAACGGCTGGAAGCGGCCTATGCCAAGCAGGGCAATGAACGGATGCGCAAACAAGCCCGTCATGGTGCAATGGCCTACGATGCGGATTTAGTCGCAGAACGGTACTGGCGCCCAACCCTTGATGATATCGCCGCTAAACTGGACAAGGCAGCATCCGTGCCAGGCTGCAAACATGAATTTATCGACGTCGGAATTTACAACCCAGATGGGACATTATCCGCACCTTGCCGCTTATGTGGAGCCGAGGCCATCGTTGAAAACGGGCGCATCGTGCGCATCAACGGCAGCGGGTTTGCCAATCCGCACGGGCTGAAATTCACCGACCCCGATGGACTTGAATGGCTACTGATGCGTGAGGCAGAAGGCTACGATATCCCGCTTGACCCGACTTGTCGGGTAGTGGACATCGGCGCGCATGTCGGGGTAGTATCCATGACGCTGGCCCAAAAATACGGCTGCAAGGTGGAAGCCTACGAACCCGCACCCGACAATTACAGGCGGCTGGTCGCTAATATCAAGGCGAACGGTCTGGAGGATTTAATCACCCCACACAATCTTGCCGTAACCGCTGACGGGCGCGACGTGGTGATTTCGTTCGACCAGCACAACAGCGGCGGCGGGAATATCTACGACGTAAAAAAGATTTACGACGCTGGCGTTGGTTTTGAGGTGCAATCCGTCAAGGCGGCGGATATAACCGCCGGGCGTGAAATCAACCTGCTGAAAATCGACTGCGAGGGCGCGGAGTTTGAAATCCTGCCCGCAATGAACCTGAGCAACGTTTGCGCCATTCGCGGCGAATTCCACGCCAGGCAAGGCGACATCGATAGCCTACTGGCAAAGGTGCGCGAGTTTGTCCCAAATACCGAAGTGGTGATGCTGCGATGATAATGGAACTGGCTTATCGGAGAGCCACGCAGGTTTATACGTTATACGACCGTGAATTATATAACGCCACGCCAGATACCCAGTTACCGGATTACATCATGCCGCGCTGCGATCTTGATGAGGTTTACCGATGATTAGACTGCCACACCTCGAAACCAATATCACCACCTACTGCCAAAATCGCTGCGTAGGTTGTAATCACCTGATACCCCTGCAGCAGGGTAAACACGCCAATACCGAGACCATCCGGCGGGATATGATGGCGTTTGGCAAAATCGCCCACGCTGATATCTGGGCGGCTTTAGGCGGCGAGCCATTGTTACACCCGGCGATTGATGAGGTGCTTGAAATAGCCCACGAAAGCGCGATAGCAGACCGGATAGAGGTCATCACCAACGGGATGCGCATTTACTCAACAAGCACCGCTTTTTGGACGCTCACCGATATACTCACCGTCTCGGTTTACCCCGGCAAGCTGGATAACGATAAACTGGATTTTATCAAGCGCATGGCCGCGAGCTACCGGGTGGAATTGCACCTCAAATACGTCCAAAACGAGCCGTTTACCGCGCCCCTATCCAGCGACCACACCGCGCCACAATCCCGCGCCCGCTTTAGAGGCTGCTGGTATAAAACCTATTGCCATGTACTGGATAACGGCTACTTCTACCGCTGCTGTGAAATGCCGTTCCTTGGCCCGCTTATGATGGGTAAACCAGCCGGGTTTGACGGGCTGAATATCCACACGGCGAGCGAGGCGGATTTAGCCGCGTATATCAACCAGATTGCTATCCCAGAAAGCTGTACAATCTGTGGCGGGCATGGCGGCGAGTTTATCCCCTACGCACAAGAGACCGACCCGGCCGAATGGATTAGAAAGAGCACAAAATGAACGGATTATCTATCCTGATTATCACCAACGGACAAGACCACGCCGCGCCGTTTTTGCGTGAGGCCCGCAAGGCCGCGACGCTGCTGCGGGCTGAATTGGTCATTGTAGGTGACGGCAAAGCGGGCTATTTCATGGCTCAAAACTACGCAGATGTCGCCTGCGTCATGTATTCAGCCGGGTATCTGGAGAGCATCTATAATGCCGCCGTGCAAAAATGCGGACGGGATTGCGTCTTGCGCCTTGATGACGATGAGACTATCTCCCCGGCCCTCATGGCGTGGCTATCCGAGGAAAAATACCTGTCTGGCGACCTTTGGACATTCCCCCGCTGCAACCTATGGGGTGATCGCGATCACTTCATCACCAACCCACCCCTGTGGCCCGACATTCAAACCCGCCTCGGTAAAAAGGGGTTGATGGGTGGGCGGTATCATATCCACGAAGGCAGCGCGCACGGCACTGGACAAATTGCCCCTTGCGCAATCCTGCATCACAAGTTTATTGTCAAGTCACGCCCGGAACGCGAGCGCATCGCGGCAAAATATGACAGCGTGAGACCCGGCGCGGGAACTGGCCCGACTTACGCACCTTTTGGATTGCCGGAAGCGTGCTATAATAAATTAGATATTGCACTCACAGGGTCTGGCTCATTCGGAGGGGAATTGCAGCCAGGTCCAACCTATGAGGTTGTACCATGACAGTTAGAACAGGTATGGCAAACGTAATTGCAAACTTGCGCCTTGATGCGCAAGCTGGCACGGCTGATTTTAGTATCGGATACACTGCGTATTGGTCGGATAACCAACTGCAAGGTATCTTGGACGAACACCGCCTCGACTTTAGCCACGAGGCCCTCACCCCGGAGACCGATTACAGCGGCGGCACGATTATCTACAAGCGGTACTACCTACCCTACCGTAACCTCGAAAGCGGAACAGCCTTGACCATTGAAAACAGCGCAGGTGTAGCGGTCGGTACAGCCCTGTACACGGTGGATTACAATGCCAATGTCGTGACTTTTGCCAACGATACGGGCGGGTCTGCGTACTACGCCAGCGGCCGCAGTTTTGACCGCAATCGGGCGGCGGCTGATGTCTGGAGTGCAAAGGCTTCGTACTATAGCACGAAGCCGGACTTTTCAACGGACAATCACAGCGTGAAGTACAGCAAGGTTGCCGAAATGTGTTTGGCGATGGCAGCTAAATACGAGGCCCTTGCAGGCCCCACGGTTATCTCGGTTTACCGCTCTGATAACTACGGAGGCCGCTAATGCCCGGCGCGGCGATTGATACCCAAACGATTGCATGGATGCGGTCATGGGTCGAAAATAACGCCATGCCGGATACCTGCAATATCCTGTCTGCAACCCTCGCCAGTGATGGCATGGGTGGATTTACCACCACCTGGGGAACGGCTACCGCAAACGTACCTTGCCGCCTTGACCGGGCAAACACCGGGCTGGAAACACAAACGGGCGGCGCGGTTGAACGGTTCCAGGAATGGGTTTTGACCATGCCCTACGATGAGACCATTAGCACACAAAACCGCATCGGTACAGGCGGGCATATTTACGAGGTAACGGGCGTTGATGATGACAAGTCATGGCCTGTAACCATCCGGGTATATCTGGAGCCAATCAATGCCTGACGCCGTAATTATCCGGCTGGATACCGCAGACCTTGACGCAATCAAGGCGAACCTGGGTTACAACACCGACCAGATGCTTGCCATGCTTGCCGCCGATGTAACTGCAATGGCAAAGGCTTTTGCCCCGGTGGATACCGGCGCGCTGCGGGCGAGTATTGAATACAAAAAAATATCCGGTAAACTTTACGAGGTCGCAGACGGTGTTAATTACGGTATCTATCAGGAATACGGCACAAGCCGGATGCGCTCGCAGCCGTTTATGACCCCGGCGGTAGAGGCAACGGGCAACCGGGTCAAGGAATACACGGGAGGATTAATCAAGGCATGAGTACAACCAACCTGCTCGCTACCGGGATTTACTCAAAGTTGACAGGTTCGACCGCCCTCATCACCGCGCTGGGCGGTACGGCAATCTATCACATACAAGGCCCGGGCAACTCAAGCTATCCCCGGATTGTGTTTTACCCGATGGCGGGCGGCCCGGTCAATATCAACCCGTCTGACATGCGCGAATTGATTTACAGCGTGATCTGCTACGCCGTGACGCAATCACAGGCGGGCAGTTTAGACGCTATCGTATCCCCGCTCTTGCACCGCCAGGTGATCACCGTGACGGGCTACACAAACTACTGGACAGCCCGCGAGACGGAGATTGTAACCGTAGAGACACCGCCAAACGGCGCGCCCGTTTATGGCGTTGGTGCTCAATATCGTATCCGATTAGATAGTTAGGAGATAAACCATGACAGCTTATGCAGGTTCTGCACTTTACTTACAGTGGGTACACGCGGGCGGAACCGTGACTATTCACGGCGACTTCCGCACCTGTACCTACGAGCCTTCCGTTGACTTGTACGACCAAACCGCCGGGGCTGACGCAAACAAGTCCTACTTGTCTGGCGTCAAAGATGGCCGCGCCTCGGTCTCGTGCGTGATGCAAGCCGATGGAACCGCCCTCACCAATGCGCTCAAAGAAGGCACGGAAGGCACTTTGACCATCTCGCCGGAAGGCACTGCGTCAGGCAATCAAAAAATGTCTTTCGCGGCTATTTCGCTTGGCGCGCGTTTCAATATGCCCTACAATGACGTTGTAGAATTCCAGTGCGACTTCCAGCAAAACGGCGCGCGGACTGACGCGGTGCACTAATGGCAACGATTGAACTCGGAGGGCGAACCATTGAGATTAACCTGGGCGCGGTCAATGTGCGCGAATATCGCGCCATGTTTGACCCCAAACAGCCGCAGGCCGATGAAGATGCAACGATGGCTAAAATCTGTGGCCTAACGGTTGCTGAATTGACGGAGCTATCCGTACTCGACTATAAGCGGCTGTACCAGGAAGTCTTTCGGGTGGCGAGGGAACCACTCCCAAACTAGGCAAGGCGGCGTATCTCGCTTTAGCGCACGATGCGCCGCCGCCGTGGGAGCTTGTGGTCTGGAGCCTTGCGGAGCGGTTCGGTTGGTCGCTGGAATACATAGAGACCTTGCCAGCCTTGCGGCTGATGGAATTGCACGAGATAGACGAAGCGCGCACTAAAGCACGCGAACAGATGAGGTTATCGCATGGCCGAAAAAGTCGCTAGTTTGTATGTCGATATTGGAGCGGATACCAGCAAACTGGAATCCGGTCTTAATCGCACCAAAACCGGGCTGAATGACGCCGCCAAACAAGCGGGCGGGATGGGTGCGGCCCTCAAAACCGCCCTGACTAGTGCCGCCGTTATCGCGGGCGTTAATGCACTCGTGAGCGGTATCAAGTACATGGTCGCACAGGCTATGGAGGCCGAAACGGTCATGCGCGCAACCGAGGCGACCATCAAGGCCACGGGCGGCGCGGCTGGTTACACCGCCGAACAAATCGCAGACCTCGCCGAGGCTGAAAGCCGCCTCACGTCCATTGATGACGAGGTTATCCAGTCCGGTCTCAATATGCTCTTGACCTTCAAGCAGATTGGCGGCGAAACCCTACCGCGCGCAACTCGCGCTATGGAAGATATGGCCGTGGCAATGGCAAACGGCGATACGTCCGCTATCGACCTGCAAGGGACGGCAATCCAGCTTGGCAAGGCCCTGAATGACCCGATTGCGGGCGTAACCGCCTTGCGCCGGGTGGGCGTGACGCTATCCGAACAACAGCAACAGCAGATCAAAGATTTTATGGCGGTAAACGACATTGCCAGCGCGCAGGCTATCATACTCGGAGAACTCGAAAGCGAGTTTGGCGGGATGGCTGAAACGATGGGGAACACCACCGCCGGGAAATTTGAGAAGCTGAAAAACAGCCTCAACAATATTGCTGAGGCAATCGGGTCTGACCTGCTTCCCGTTCTGAACGAAGCCGCCGATGCAACCCTGCTGATTATGGGATATTCGGACAGCCTAAACGCCGCCTATGTGGAACAGGAAACCAACCTGGAAAACACGGCGACAAGCTACGCCGAATACGCCCGCGGGGCGATTGCCGCCGCCGATGCCGCCGGGCAGCTTGACGCCCGCCAAACACGCATGGCACAAGCCCTTGCCGATGGCGTGATGTCAGCCGAGGACGAGCGCCGGGTTACGCTGGAATTGGCCGATGCGCTTGGCCTGACCGATGAAAAGACCTGGAACGTTCAGCAATCCACCACCGATTGGATGGAAGATTTAGACGGTACAGCCCAAGCCGCCGATATCGCCACCGTTGCAATCGGCGGCTATAATGCGGCCATCACAGACGCAGACGCCCAAAGCCGGATTTTGTCATCCGGTATGCAAAACCTCACGAAAGAGCTAATATTCAACGCCGCGGCTGAAAACCTTTCAGCCGATGAGGCCCTGAAACTTGGCTTGCAGATGGGCGTGCTAAATACCGACACCGTTGGGGCAATGACAAGCCTTGAAATCCTAAACGGGCAACTGGCGACCGGACAAATCTCCGTCCTCGAATACCGGGATGCGGTCGCGGCGCTTGGCCAGCAGATTGAAGACGAAGCGAACAATCCCCATACAATCACGGTTGACGTGCGCATGAATGACCAGGAACTAAACGATTTCATGGCCGAATGGCATGACCTCGGGCGGCCGGGTGGCCCGGTTGTCGGTGCGTTACCTGGTGGAGGCGGTCAACAGCCTGAAGCCCGCGCCGCTGGCGGCTCGGTCAAGGCCGGGTATCCGGTCAAGTGGCAAGAAGTGGGCGGCGAGGTGATGGTTCCCGAAAGGGACGGAACGGTCTTATCTCACGGCGACTTGATGCGCATGATAAACGCGCTATCAGCAGGCAGCGGTAACGCACGCGGCAATCAGACCGTTAACTTTTACGGCTACCAACAGCCCGAACAAATCGCCGGGCGGCTAAGCGTACTGGAGGCTTTTGGCGTATGACAAGCACAATGACCAACTGGAAAATCTATGTTATCCAGCCAGCAGGCCGGACGAACCTTATCACTAATCCGAGTTTTGAGCTTGGCGCGACAACTGGGCACAATGGCGGCGACAGCACCCTATCAGTCGTTACCACCACGGCGCGCTACGGGACATATTCCTGCAAGTGCGAAGCCGCCTCAGAAGGCGATCCTAACACACACGACACAACCGCAATTGCCCTGACAAGCGGCACGACCTACACTTTTAGTGTCTCCGTCAAAGGCGTCGCTGGCAGAACCTATTACCTCAAATTCCTTGATAGCAGCGGCTCTGATGTCGCCTCGGTTTCATTTGTTGCCAACGGCTACTGGCAGCGGCGTAGTTTGACCTACACAGCAGCGGCAAGCGCAGACCACTACCTGCGCATTTATGCCGATGCGACTACGACAACGGCAGATATTTTCTACTCCGACGGCTGGCAACTCGAAGCCGCATCAACCCCCAGCACCTACTTTGACGGCTCAATGGACTTTTTAGGCAACGTCCGAGGCCGGACAGAATACTACTGGACGGGTACACCACACGCATCGACCTCGGTGCGCGTGGACTGGACAAATTCGGGAGGGACAATGTTAGACCTATCGACCTACTGCCGCATCATTGCGGTACTCGGTTTGGGCATGGCACAGATTACACCCATCTATGCCCCGATGGTCAACGGCGGATCAATCTACCAGTGGTCACGGGCTGGTAACCGCGATATCAATCTA